CGTACTTTAATCATCTTTTTCCCCTCCTGTATAAAATAAAGGCGGTAGGTTTCCCCACCGCCTCCAATGTTTAGCCTTCCGCTTCGTAGGCTACGGAATCCGAATACCGAATTGCTTCTGCTTCCTGTTCCATTGAGTTCCGAATCGCTTCCGCAAATTCCTTAGGAACCTCCACATTCTTCCCTCTTGGAACCCTCAAAGACCTTCCGTTCACACATACGAAAAGCGGTCTTTTATGGGTATCATCAAGGGGAAGGAATACCATCTCGGTATCCTTTACCTTTGGAGCAACCTCTTCAACTGGTGCGGTTGCTTCTACTGTCGCGCCTTCAATCACATTTGTTTCTACTACTTTATTTGCCATGCTACCTCCTTTTAGTTAGCCTCATGTTCGTTATAGGTGGATGCTGTCTCAATTCTAACCATGTACTGGTTTGTAAGGATAGCTACCGCCTTTAGTGCCTTCCAGCCTACTGTAGAACGCTGGTTCAATGGGTCAGAGGAACCGGCAGAACCGCGCTGCTTAACAATGGTCTCCAAACCTTCTCCCTCTAAGGTGGTTACTGCAAACGCATCCTTTCCGCAAATCAAGGTAGAATATACGTCTACAGAGGAAGCTCCCGCGTTAATCCACTTCTTCGCTTCGGATGTCTCGTAGAACTCTACTCCGGACAAGTCGAACAGGTAGCCGTTCTTGAAGGAAGCGTTGTCAGTGTAACGGAATAGATCCTTGTATTCCTGAGTCTGCTCCAAGTCGAAAGCTACGTCTTGAGAGATAATTCCCACGTACTTTCCGTTAATCTTCGGAGCGTTGTACTTTTTCAAGGTTCTTACCGCCATGGCAATCGCCTTAGGTGTAAGCTTATGCGCGGAAGTGAGGGTTGCTCTGGAAGTTACCTGTCCTTCAGCGTACTGCACATTGTTTCCGGCATTGATTACTTCTCTGGTTACTGTGTCAAGGGTTCTTCCCGCCTGGTCGCCAAGCTTATCCTGTGCTTCCAGCACATGGTTATCAATAGCGGTCATTTCCAGAAGGTCAGACAGTGCCACATAGTCGCCGTACTGCTTCAGTGTAGTTGTTACAGTGAACATATCCAGCTTCTTTCCGTTAGGTGTCTGTCCCTCAGCAAGCGGGGTTGTTGCCTTTGCCAGCGGCTCGAATCCTCTAAACTCCATTGTCTTACCGTGATTCTTCGGAATGTTTACCTTCTTACCGAACTGATCGTGAATCAAGGAAGGTCCCACCAAGCGAATAAGGTTCTTGTCATAGAATGTCTTATTGTTGGAGGGGGATAGGTCATTATCGGATGCGGTACTGGTGGTAAGGTTCATTGGTGTAGGGTCTGGGAACTGCAACGCTTCAAGGTACAGCAAATCCAGAACATTGGTCTTTGTTTCTGCTAATCTCATAGTCTTCTTCTCCTCTTCTTAGAGGATGACGTGGTCTCCTCTATTTACTCTATTTACAATCTCTGCGATTTCTTTATCGCTCATCTTGGAAATATCCCCATTTACTGGAGACAATGCCGTTCTGCCGGTTGCGGATTCTTTTACATCCCCTTGCCCTGTCTTAATCTGCCGGGCGGTCTCCATGGCTGCTTGTTTCTTAGCAAGTTGTGCCTTTCTGTCCATGATTTCGTGCATGTGGATAGCCTCATACGCTTGCTTCATAGTCCAGCCTTGAGAGATTAAGGAAATGAATCTTTCCCCTGTCTCCTCGTTCCCCATTTCCTCCGCTTCGTCAAAGTCCGGGTAAGCTTCCTTTACTTCCGGGATTTGTGCATCCCATCTGGCGTAAAGTTCTCGCCTCTGCGCTTCTTCTTGTGCCGCTCTCTGCTCTCCCAGCAATGCCCTATTCTTTGCTTCTACCTCTTGCATACGCCTATAGGCATCTACGGTCATTCCGGCTTGGCTTGCCGCCTCTGCGTATAGGTCTGTCTTATTCTGAAGGTAGGCTACTAGGCTTGCGGGGTCTCCGTCTTGCGGCGCATCTGGAAATGCACTCATGATTAAGCCGGACAGCATATCTAAATCCGCAACTTTTGCTTTAAGGCCATCATAGTCCTTAAAGCGTCTGATAATTTGGTTTTGCACCGCCTTATCGTACTGTGCCTTTAAATCCTCGTTTTCTTTCAGTAGCTTCTTTAGGTCAGCCTTTGGAGCCTCTTCTTTAGGAACTTCCTCCGTCTTCTCCTCCGGATTCTGCGCTTCTCCTTCCTGTACCTGTACCGCTTCTTGCGCTTCTGTCGTGCCTTCCGCACCGCTTGCGCCGTCTGCTCCGCCGTCTGAAAATTGTAAAGGTTCAAGGTATAATCTTTTCATTCGTTTCTTCCCTTCTGCTCTTTATGGTGAGCGTGTCCGTCTCTTAGGTCTTTCCCTAGTGTCTATATCGGTTTTAGCACTTCTCTTTTACAGATTCCCTAGCAATAACGATACTATTTTCATACTGCATAGAAACGATATCCAAGCCGTACAATGCAACGGAAAACATCGCCAGAACTTCCCTTCTTTCCGCCTCCGGCATACGCCCAAAATCTACGGATAAAGTGAAATCTCCATGGTTTGCATTGTAGTAATAGCTTCCGCCCCTACTGTCCTTGTTGAAGAACTCCAGCACCCTATAGGCTAGGGCTTGCGACAGGGCGGAAACCTTACTGCAAGCGTAGTCCGTGCCTTCCTTCTCTCTCTTTGCGTGTCCATGGAGGGATAGCTCTATGCCTCCCTCTGTCTCTCTCCATAAGCCTTTTATCATACGCCCGCCCTTTCTCTAGCCTCTATCCTAGCTTTCTCCGCTTGTGATGTAGTGTTCTCCTTCCGCGCCTCTCCTAGCTGGTTTACAGCGATACTCTGGCCACTTGCTCTTCCCGGCATAGCTTGCGCCTCTTCCGGCATACCGAACATCTGCATGATCCTAGTGTCTCCAGTAGTCTCCGCTACAATCCCGCCCAATCCTTGCAACAATTGCTTCAGCTTCATGTTCTCTTGGAGCAAGGTCTGATTTTGAGATACCATTTGGATAATCTCTTCTTTCTGGTCGAAATCCATCATCTTAAGCATTCCAAGCGTCTGGTCTGCAAGCTGGGGATTGAATACCCCTAGCTGGAAAAGTTCCTTTGCAAATTCGTTTTGCGCTACCCTTGAATAGGGACTAGCCTTTTCCGCCCCTACGGAAATATCATAGATAGGCTTATGCCCGCCCATGTACTTCCCTATTGACTGGTCAAATACGGAATCCGGCAGTAGTTCCGCCATGGAATCGCTTGCCATAGGAGAATCCTTGGAAATACCCACCATTGCATAGTAGTTTTCGTTATTCATGATTATGCGGTAGGTTCTAGGAACGCTATAGAACTGTTGCATTCTGCTTATCACCATCGTGATAAGGGATTTAAAGGCATCATAGGACACTAAATTCATGGTGCGGGAAGTCTTGCTGGATGCTTCCTGTAATGCCGCGATTGCAGATGCCGCCGTGACGCCTCCGCTTGTGGCTCCTTGTGAGAAATCCCTGTTCCCGGAATTTTCCTTTAACTCCTCCTTTACGTTCTCCAGAATCTGCGCATAGATAGCGGGCAAGGGGTTTACATCAATCGGCACAATGCCGTTAGGGTCGCCCTCGTAGTGTACGATCAGATTGTTGTAGTCGTTGAATTCTTCCTCGTTAATGCCTGTCGAGTCCTTAGCAAATCGCCTAGGGCGGGCATTGGCCAGAACATTTTGGATAAGCGCCTTGTTCATCTTGTCTATAAACTCCTGAGGCTCCCGAATAATGTCAATCATGCCGAAACCTACCGGGGTGTTCTTGATGGGGTACATAACATCAAAGATAAAGGGGTACTGTCCATCCTCGTACCAGCCGGATTCCTTTGCGGGGTCATTCTCTGAAGCGTACAGGAGCTTTCCATTACAGAACTTGGCATAGTGTAGCACGGTCTTCGGGAAAACCTGTCCGCCAATCTCTACAGAAACGGTCTTTTTATAGTACCAGTCATAGACAATTACCTTATCTTCCGCCCTTGCAACCTCAGAATCGCTATAACTGCTTAAATCAGTGCCAAATTCCCCCGTAAGATTGCCAAGAATCTGCGGATAAAGCACCTTCATAGTATCCACATCGGATTCCGTGAGGATAAAGACTTCCTTGCTGTCCTGTATGTCCTCGATGTTAGGCTCCCATCTCATGTTTATAATGTCGATGCGCTTAATTTCCACATCCCCGATGTTGTCCTTTGTGGGATTCCAGAATACCCCGGCAACTGATACGCCGTTCTTTACCTTCTCCATGGCGCACTTGTAATACACTTTTGTGTAGTTGTTACGCTCCAGTATGGCGGGAATAACCTTGCTAAGAATTGAAGCCGTTTCCTCGTCTGATTCCTCGCGGGGTAAGATAGTCGGCTGGGGGTAGTTGTCCATCATGTCAGCGACTTTGTTAATAATCGCATTGATAAGATACCCGCTCCCCTTCTCCGGCAGAGACTTTCTGTCGTCAGTGTCCTTGTAATCAGAATATTGCTGGCGGTAGTAGGTTTCATTCTCGATTAGGCGATTCTCAAGCGGTTGCATCTTCTCATGGTATCGCTTACACCTAAACTCTGCATCTCTGCAATCCTCGTCCGTAAGCTTCGGCTTATACACTACAGACTCAACCGGGGGATTCATAAAAGGCTTTCCCTCCGGTCTATCCTCTGGCGTAGCACTTGCCACTTGCTTCTTCTCTTCTTCCACTACTTCCTTCTTCTTTCTTGCCATTCTTTCCTCCTATCCTCTATATAGCCGCCTCTTGGCGTTTCCTTGATACAAATTAAGCGGGTCAAAATCGTGTGCTTCGTTGTCGATGTAGTTCCTTCTTGCCTTTATCGGATTTTTCATGCACGCATACCGCCATGAATCGTAAATATGGTCTTCTTGGCTGGAGTCGATATCCTCCACATTCTTCTCGTCATAGGTCAAATTCGGAACTGTCCGTATAAAGTCTAGGCAGTCAGAGAATACATAGAACATCGAGTAGCCGTTTTCATCAAAGGCCAGCCTATAATGGCATTGCATAAGTCCGGCTAGTCTCTCATGGTCTCCCTTGTCGAAATACACCCCTTCCGATTCCATAGCTTCCGCCACTGATACGCCAGTCGACTTGTTCCATATCGCTGGATCCGCAACGCTTCCCACGCTTATTTTCCTTCCCTTTAGCCGAGGGTCGGTATTTTCTACCTCTTTTATCCTCCGTGCTTGTTCGTGCGGCTCGTGCTTCACGCCTGTATTAGGCGTACTTGTGCAGCCGTACAATTCGCGAATTAGATACATTCGCCCATCTCCATCAACGGCATACCAGCCGACCGCATAGGGCTTGCTATAGCCAAAGTCATAAGCCCGAAATACCTTCCACCACTCAGGAATAGGAAAAGGCTCGATTACATGGCTCCACTGGCGCGTGATATAGCCAGCCTTATCATTTCTAAATTCCGTGAATACTTGCCCGGTAAAGCTATCCCAGTCGCCATATAAAAGGGCATTTCTTTCCGCTTCTGGTAATGCCGCAAGGTGCGTGACATACTCCGGGTTATTCTCCAGCAATTTCTTGTTATCAAAGACAGATGCGGGGATATATACGCGGGATTGCGCCTTGTACTCTATGCCCTTTTCCGTCTTTACCTTGTATACCTCCGTTTTTGTCTCTCCAGCCTTGCAAGAGGTAACAAACCTATCTTTTACCCATCCATGCCCTATTCCGCCCGGATTCGCTGTTGCCCGTGTGTATACGACAGTTCCCGCACCATTCGCACGATTTCTTGACTTTAAATATTCGTATTGTGTCGCCGTGAAGTGCGTAAGTTCGTCAAATCCGATAAAGTCGTATGCAATACCCTGATACTTATACTTGTCCTCTTCGGAATTTAGGCTTCCAAAGTCAATCTTTGCCCCGCTTGGGAAAGTCCAGCGGTGTTCCGTCTTGTTGTACTTGGCATCCGGGAAGGCCTGCGGGTAGTAAAGGAAGGCCTTATCTATAATTTCCTTCAACTGGGGGTAGGTTCTTCTTAAAATCAAGGCTTTATAGTACGGAATATGCACTTGCCTTAATGCTTCTATAACAAGATAATCCGTCTTTCCGCCCCCAGCCGCTCCGCCGTAAAGTGCTTCGTACTCTGGCCGCGACATCATCAAGGCTTGCTTCGGTTGTGGCTTCCATATCGCTTCCATAAATCCCCCCTTTCTGCCTATAATTCAAGCAAAATCAAGGGATTTTTACCCTAGCAATAAAAAAAGAACAGCCGCTAAGCTGTCCTTTTTAAAGTCGTCTACTTGTTTTTAAGTTTTAAATATTTCCATTTTTCTTTTACTTTATTCTATTTTGATTTTTTTCCCATTCTTTACAACATCCATCAAATAGAAATTCGCCAATGTTCGCCAATCTGTGCCCGTCTCTGTCGCTTGCTTTATAAAGTACTCTACCGCCTTATCGGGTACTATAAGGGAATCTTTTTCCCTGAAATACTGAGCATATGGGTTTCTAACCGCTTTTTTGAAATCCTCGCTTGTCAACTCTGGCATTTCGTCATCTTCTAAAACCTTTCCCATCTTTTACCTCCTTAAATACTCTTTAACCTCTCTATTCAACGCTTTTCTTGCAGAAATCAGCCGAATAATTCCCCCGACTCTTTCGCAATGCGATACGTATAAAATGCGATCGCTCTCGCTCTTTCCAATAAGTATAAAGCGTTCCTCTTCCTCTGAATGCTTCTCGTCAGGGATGACGATAGCTAAATCATCATAAAATGATGTACTTGCTTCTT